GAGCTTGATGCCTTGAACATCACAATTCAAAGACTTCTCTCTGCCAGGTTTGAAAATGAAAACCCTTTCTAATTTCAAAAGTTTCAAAAAGTTTCAATTTTCAAAAATTGGTTAACTTTGTCCCCTAAAAAGTAAATGGGTTTTTTTCCAAAAACTCACTTTTCTAGGGGAAAACCCTGCGTTAGTAAGCACTCACTTCGCAAAACACGTTAGTTAGCACTCACTTCGCAAACCAGGTCAGTTAGCACTTACTTACTTAGCAGCTAAAAGCACTGCCTGAGACAAGTTTTAAAACCCGATTTAAACCTGTTTAAAAGGCTTTTTAAGCCTACTTTTACGACTCACTATGGTAGGTATGCATCAACTAGGAAAAATGGCTTAAATCAACGATTCCATGATGTAAGCACTCACTTCATTAAAAAACCCAAAAAAAGGGGCTAAAAACCCCTTTTTGTGGATCACCTAGTTAGAGCGAGGGCAACAATTGCCAAAACTGAGAGGGTGAAATACATAAAGGTTTTGAATCAGGATCATCCAAAGATTGCACCCAGTAAAGACAATCACCCTCTCCTATAACCTCATAAAGGTCTGATGCATCCAGTAAAAGCACCCCAATTGCACCCTTCATTTGTCCAATTTCATTATGCTGCACGTTTTATTTCTCCTCAATATCTTTTAAATAATCTACTCTTTGCTCATGGCATTTCTTTGCAAGCTTTAATAATTCTTTAGCATCATTTTCATCTAATCCATAATATTCTGAGAATCTCTCAATAGTCAGAAAATTATTAACCCAATCCAAGTACAAATCTGCAAGGGTATCTCTTAAATAAATTACTTTATGCATAATGAACCCCTTTAATCTGTACAAATCCTGAATTATCTTTTTTAGCTTTACCTTTGGCATATAAAGCCACTACTACATTTTTCGGCTCAATATGTCTAACGTCAGTATCATCGCCATCAATTACTTCCCATGATCTAAAGCTTAATGGAATATCCTCTTTTTTCTGAAATACTACTGCCACTCTTGAGTTATCAGGATTTGTTAATCCTTTAATAGATATTGGCTTTGGGGTAATACTTGAGAATGAATAAGTTAAATCATAATTGCCAGGAGTTTTATTATCTAATTTTCTAGATGGATGCTTTGTATAGTCATAAAATTGGACATTAGGAAATAAACTAAAAATTGTCCTATTTGGGATAACCTCGTAATTCTCCCAAAGTATGTCGCTGGTTCCGTTGAGACGGACTAAAAGCTTTTGATTATTTCTACTTGCCTTTTCCTGTAATTCCCAAATATCTGCACAAAGGGAAAACAAAAAGCTTTTTTGTTGGGTGTACCAAAACTCAGTTTTAGATTTTCTCGCCCGCTGCACGCTATTGAATGCACCTCTACCTGATGAATAAAGGCATCCTTCCATGCATCCTGCAAGCCTTGCAAGGGGACAGAGGGTATCGTCAGGGGTAAGGTACAGGATGGCAGTTAGGAAGCCCATCTTTTCGCCTTTAACTGTCTTAGTGGAGGCAGTACCTAAAAGCTTTTTATAGATAAGCCCATCTTTTTTGATGATTGATTTGTATGGATTAAACATATTAACGCCTTTTAAAGATTTGTTTACTTTTTAACTTTAATTAATTCATTGTCTCTATAACATGAATTAAAAGATGGAGTACCTAATTGGATCTCTACTGTATAAATATCACCTCCAAAATCATGCCACCAATCGTGAGGCATTCCATATTGTTTAGCATGATTTTCTAATCCTAACTTTAAATGCTCAATAGCTAAGATTTTATTATAGTGATATGCCTCAAAAGTAAAATTCCAAGAATCTAATTTAGCCTTCCACATTTTTATTCTCCTCTTGAGTATCTTCTATTTGAACCCATTCCTCAATAATTTGAGTGCCACTACATAAAAGATGCTGAATTGAATCAATAATCATTTCCGCATGATATTTTTGGTAGCTGTCGCTTTTAATATATGCTTTAAATGCAATCAAAATACCAAAAACTGAATTAATCTCTTCTAAGCCTTCATAAAGCATAAACTCATTTAAAAGCTTAGGATGTTGTTTATATTTACTCATATTGCCTCCACTGCATAAGTTAAATCTTTTGAAACTACTTCATAACCCAATTCTTTAATATGCTTAATAGCATCGTATGAGAGGGTTTTAGTTTTAGTAAGCTTTGCAAAGGTTTTAGCTTTATCGCATACAGGATAAAACAAAAAACCTCCATAGGCTTTGTCTATTTGAATTGTGATAGTGAGTTTTTCCATGATTAACGCCTTTTAAATTAATTGATATTTATTAGGGTGATTCTTTTCAAGATAGTTAATCACTACCTTTTGATCTAATGTGTTTAATACACTAAATGTATATTTATCATCACCTTCTAATTTAAATGGTGTACCTCTTTTCTTTGCATTTGCAAGTTTCTTTTTATATTGGGTTTCACTAATCAACTCTTCAATAAAGAGTGAGGGATCCATATGGATCATCTCGCCTAAGCAATCCCATTTTGGAAGGGTTTTGCAGTATGCGACAAGCTTTGCATAACTGGGTGTTACAGAAATTCTGTATCCATCAATTTTTACTGGGGGAGCATTTACATCTAAAGACATGATTTGTGTCTCTCCTCCTACGCCTTCATTCATAACGAGGGCAATCTTCTCGCCATCACAATGTAGAGTGCAGGAATAGCCACCGCCATCATAGGTATTCCAAGTCTTAAGATTTTTGATTGTGTAGTTCATGTTTACGCCTATTAAAAAAAGAAAAGAAAAAACCCAATTAAGGGACTAAAACATCAAAGTATGCAAGCATAAGAGCGAGTGCTGCACAGAATAAGACAATGCCACAAAGGGCTTCAAAGATCACAGTTTTCATGTTTACGCCTTTTAAGGTTGACGTACTCCAATTGAGTACAGGGATAGGGTAGCAGATCTACAGTAGCTGGCCATCAGGACAAACCCTAGGTTTAGCATTTATTTACATTTGATTTTGTAGCCACAAATGATCCTCGGAAATAAAGGGTTAGCCCATTACTAGGGCTTCTACTCTTATAAGGGATTAGATAGGGGTTTATAGAGGGATAGATAAGGGGATAGGGATTAGGTTAGACATTAAGAAAAACTCTGTAAAGAAACCTTTTAGACATCCCTCTAACTACACCCTTTGCGCTAGTGAGACAAACTATGCAAAAAATGCATAACCTTGGATCTAGGGGTTTCTACTACTGTATGAAACTCCAGGCTGCAGGGATATACAGTACTGGATGGATATACAGTAGGGTTTACCCTATTAGGGTTAGTACCTAGGGGTTTACCCTTAAGGGTTAGTACTACTGTATGGATGTACATCAGGGTTTACCCCCCCATCGATTAAAGTGAGGGGGCACTGTGGCAGGGGAGATTCACACATATCCCCCTATCGATTAAAGCCAAGACCCCCTACCCCTCCCCCCAACAGGAAAAGACCCCTTCAAAAAATTTTTTTATAGTTTAGAATTTGTAGACATTAAATCAAGGAGAAGATATGGCAGGATTTCCTATGAGGAGAGCGTTGGAGAAGAAGATAGAGAGTCTGGGAGGGATAGAGTTTGTGACATCGCATATAGCGCAGGGAATGACAATTGGACGCTTGGCTGAGTTCATAGAGTGTTCTAGACCTATGCTCTCTTTCTGGATAAACCATACTGACGAAAGAAGAGATGCGGTCCTGAAGGCTCGTAAGCTAAAGGCTGAGAAACTGGCTGAAGAGGCTCTAGAGATTGCAGATGAGGCTGATGAGACAAGTAACTCAGGTGTGAATAAAGCTAGACTCCAGGTTGATACGAGAAAGTGGATGGCATCTAAGCTAGATCCTGAGAACTATGGAGACACTGCTAAGACTCAAGTGAATATCAGTTTGGGAGACCTCCACTTACAAGCTCTAAAGCATATGGGTAAGGTAGAACCCATAACATTGGAAAACAATGAATAACCCCTTTATCCAGTTCATCACCCTTTACAGGACTGATCCTGTTCTTTTTGTCAAAGAAGTACTTGGAGTAGAGCCTGATGAGTGGCAGCAAGACTTCTTGAACGCTGTAGCTTCTGGTGAGCGAAAGATAAGTATTCGTTCTGGTCACGGGGTTGGTAAATCAACTACCGCTTCTTGGGCGATGTTGTGGTTTCTTTTAACAAGGTATCCCGTCAAGGTGGTGGTGACTGCCCCTACTTCTGCCCAACTTTATGATGCTTTGTTTGCTGAACTGAAGAGATGGGTCAAAGAACTACCCCAACCTATCCAAGAGCTACTTGATGTAAAACAAGAGAGGATTGAATTAAAAGCTTCCGCTACTGAGGCGTTTATTTCTGCTAGAACCAGTAGAGCAGAACAGCCAGAGGCTCTACAAGGCGTTCACTCTGATAATGTGATGTTGGTAGCAGACGAGGCTTCTGGCGTTCCTGAAGCGGTTTTTGAGGCTGCCGCTGGTTCTATGTCAGGACACAACGCTCTGACCATCCTACTGGGTAACCCTGTGAGGTCTTCTGGCTTCTTTTTTGACACACATAATAGATTAAAAGACGAGTGGTGGACTAGACGAGTCTCTTGTATTGACTCTACTCGTGTCAGTAAAGAGTATGTAGAAGACATGAAATCTCGCTATGGCGAGGAATCTAATGCTTTCAGGATTAGGGTACTTGGAGAATTCCCTCGTAGTGATGATGACACCATCATTCCTATGGAACTGCTTGAATCTGCCAAACATCGAGACACCAGAGCCTATGAAGATGCCCCTATTATTTGGGGACTGGATGTGGCTCGTTTTGGTTCCGACTCGTCAGTTTTGTGTAAGCGTCAATCCAATGTAGTCCATACCCTAGAGCGGTGGAGGAATCTGGACCTAATGCAGTTGACAGGTGCTGTGGTGGCTCAGTATGAAGCCTGTGACCACAAGAATAGACCTGCAGAGATTCTGGTTGACTCTATTGGTCTGGGAGCGGGTGTTGTTGACCGACTCAGAGAATTAAAGCTTCCCGCTAGGGGGATTAACGTGTCT